ATTAATGATAGCACAAAGGATATGAATTATGTGCGATTATATGTTGGACATGATGGAACAAATTCTTATATGTCTGAGTATTATATTGATAATACTCTCAGTGGTTCTACTGGAAATCAGATAGGTACTTTCTATTCTAATTTGAGTGGCGGAGTTCTGTCAATAACACACGAAAATACTTCAACTAGTACATTAAAGATAAGAAGTAACGTTGTTGGACTAGGAACAACCACATCTGGAACAGGTGAGTATAGATTTAAATCAGATGCTCAATCGGATGGTCAAGAAAGAAGTGCGATTTATCAATCAAACTTCCAATCTATGGTGGGAATTGCTTCTACAACAATTCAAACTTTAGATAGAACTTTATTTAATTCATCGAAGTCTATAGTTGAGGTAAGTGCTGGTTCGACAAAAGCACTTCATCAAATTATGATGGTTTCTGATGGAACTGATGTTTACACTCAACAACTTCCATTCCTTTCTGTAGGAACTACTAGTATTCTTGATACTGCATCAGGCATTGGAACTTTTGGTGGAGAAATATCTGGATCAAATATAATTCTCAAGTTCTATCCAGATGATTCAACACAAACAACCAAAATTGAAGTCTTTAGTAAATCCTTCTACACTCTGGTTGACAATGTTAATGATTATAATGATCTGGAATATGGTGCAGTAACTGAAAGTATTGATGAAAAATTCTATAATGCGATTAATGGAGATAGAATCAATAGAACCGCATTCCCACTTTTTAATAATAACACTCCAATATTCTCAAAAGAGTTTAATCCAAACTCTGTTTCCCTGGCAGCAACATCTGGTATATTCTCGATAGATAATCACTTCTTCCAGACTGGTGAGGAGTTGATTTATACACCAAATTCTACCGTTGTTGGAGTTGGCACCAGTGCAATGATGACTAGTGCAACTGATGTTCTACCTTCTACTGTATATGCAATTAAGATAAATGAAAATCAGTTTAAAGTTGCAGTAACAACTACTGCAGCTGCAAGTGGTATTGGAACAACCTTTACATCTCTTGGTGAAGGAAATGCTCACAAGTTTACAATGAAGGAGAGAAATTCTAAGTGTATTATTGCTGTTGATAAACTTGTTCAATATCCTATTACATTTGCCGGAATAGCACACAGTATATCCACAAATATAGGTCTTACCACAACTATTGTTCCTTTAACTGAAATTTCTTCAATCAATCCAAGAGATATATTATTGATTGATGATGAATATATGGGAGTGATAAATGTTGGACTCGGAACAACAACTGATGGTCCTATTACAAATAGTGGAAGTATAAAACTTGTTGAAGTTGATAGAGGATTTGTAGGATCTTCAGCATCGACTCATATCAGTTCTGCTGGTGCAGATCTTTATAGAGGAGCATTTAATATTGTTGAGAATGAGATTCACTTCACAGAGGCACCAAGAGGTAATCCTCAAATCGATAAAACTGAATCTAATTTGGATTTTGAAACTTCTTCTTTCTCTGGTAGAGTATTCTTCAAATCAAATTATGATAATAATAAAATTTATGATGATATCTCAGATAATTTTACTGGAATTGGACGAACTTTTAACTTAACAGTTGGTGGAGCAAATACCACAGGTTTTGGAACAGAGGGTGGTAATGGACTTGTCTTTGTTAACAATGTATATCAATCACCAAAAACTGATAATAATCCTTTAGTGTTCAATTATGAAATTCTAGAAGACACCTCTGCAGGAATTTCAACTGTAGTGTTTGCTGGAATTACTAAACCCGGAGTTGATCCAGTCGAATATGTGGTTTCTGATTCTGATATTAATCAAAATGAAACTCCCAGAGGTGGAGTTATTGTTTCCTTTGGTTCCACTCCAGGACTGGGATTTGCACCACTTGTAGGTGCTTCTGTAACTGCTGTAGTCGGTGCTGGAGGATCTATTGTATCTGTTGGATTAGGAACAACTGATATTCTTGGATCTGGATATAATGGACTGGTTTCTATTGGAGTATCTGTATTTGAAGAAAATCATGTAGGAGATGTAGCAGTCGTAGAAGCAACAGCAAATCCTGGTGCTGGTGGAACACTATCATTTAATGTTAGTGTTGGTGGAACTGGATATACAAATCCACAGATCTACGTATCTGACCCATCATATGAAAATCTTCCTATTACTGGTGTTTATAGGGAGGGTATTGGTAGCACAACAACCACTGGTGTTGGATTGCTATTAGATGTTATAGTTGGTGGTTCTTCTACAACAGTTGGTATAGGTTCTACTTACTTTGAGGTAAAAGAGTTCAAGTTCTCAAGACCTGGATATGCATTTAAGAGAGGTGATAGATTTAAACCAGTTGGTTTAGTTACCGACTCAACACTAAGTTCACCATTACAAGACTTTGAAATTACTGTAGTTGATACTTACACTGATAACTTTGCTGCTTGGGATTTTGGAGAACTTGATTATATTGATTCTATCAAGAATTTCCAAGATGGAACGAGAGTTAGATTCCCACTCAAATATAATGGAGAACTTCTCAGTTTTGAACCTGAACCAGGCACTCCAATTGAAGATAATATCAATAACATTTTGATTATCTTTATTAATGGAATTCTTCAAGAACCTGTAACCAACTACATCTTTGAGGGTGGAACATCATTTGTATTCACAAAGGCACCACTTGAAGAAGATCAAGTTGAAATATATTACTACAAAGGTATTGATGGAACTGATACTTCCACTTTCACTGTAAGACCGACACTTAAAACAGGTGATATTGTTCAAGTTATAAGCAATAATACAATTCCAAATACAATAACTCAGGAAGAAAGGACTGTTTACAATTTATCATTTAGTGATAAATTTGAAACTGATCGTTACTTTGGAGAAGGAATTGATGAACAAAACTACAAACCACTCTCTTGGACAAAGCAAAAATCTGATAAAAAGATTAATGGCGAATTTGTAAGTAAATCTAGAGATGTATTGGAGGCTCTGGTCTTCCCAACAGCAAGAATTATTAAAAATGTGTCTACATCTGATACTGATATCTTTGTTGATAATGCAGAACTCTTTGAATATGAAGATAACAGAAATCGTCAAGTAGAACCAAGTCCTGAAGTATATCCTAATGGTTCTGTACCATGTGATGCACTAATTGTAGAAAATACAAACCCAGTTGCTGCTGCATTTACTGCTTCAATTGGTATTGGAACCACGGTTAGTAGTGTAAGCATTGCTAATCCTGGTTTTGGATATCTCCCAGATCAAACCACCATAGAATTAAAGTTCACCCCTCCGGTAGGTGCGGGAACAACGGCAACAGCAACAGCATCAGTTACTGCTGGGGTTGTTACTTCAGTTACTATTACAAATCCTGGATCTGGATATACGATTGATCCTACTATATTTGCAGAAACACCAAATCTTAATATTGAAAAAATTACAGGATTCTCTACTATTACTGGATTCTCTGGTGTAGTTACTGCAATTTCACCAACCACTGGAACCGGAGTAAATCCAAAAGCACTTAAATTTACTGTTATTCATGATACTGGCAATCTCATGCCAGCATTTTCTGGAATATCTACTGGAAATCCAATTTACATCTATGATACTGCGATTGGAAATGGAATTACATCAATTGATAATTCCGACTCTGCAATTGTTGGTATCGGAAATAGTTTTGTGGATAATGTCTACAACATTTCTGATTGGTCATATTCTCTTCTGTCTGGAACCACATACGTGGGAATCTTGACTTGTAATATTCTTTCCACTACCAATACTACAGGTATTAATACTTCAGGAGACATATTGAATCCAAATGGAAAATACTCTTGGGGTAAATTATCTGGAGGAACAAGATCTTCCAACCCGATTTCAATCGGAGTCACAGGAAATGTTGTTTCTGGATTGTCCACATATCCAACTATCCAGAGAAGGGGTGGAGTTAATATAAGACAGACGGGTGCTCTGCCTAAAATTGAAAATTAATATCCTCGTATAAATATCTAAAAAACAATTAATATGTCTGCGTTCGTAACAGATCAATTTAGGATATTGAATGCTGGTTCCTTTGTAGATTCTATCAGTAATAATTCTTATTACGCATTTTTGGGTTTAAGCAATCCAACTGCCACTGGATTTGGTAGAACTGACAACTGGAACTCTAGTCTAACCAATAATCCTATAGATAACTTCCAATACTTATCTCATTATAGAGATACTAGTTTATTTGGAAGAAGAATTACCACAGAAAATGCCAGAAGAGTTATAAGAAAGGTTGAGTGGATTGCAAATAATCAGTATGATATGTATCGGCATGATTATGGGCAAAATAATCAGGCACCAGTAAGTAAAGCTTTAAAATTATATGATGCAGATTACTATGTAATTACCAGTGACTTTAAGATATACATCTGTATTGATAATGGAACTAGTGGGACGGTTACAACTGTTCCCAGATCAACTTTTGAACCAACACATACTGATGTAGAACCCGTCACTTATGATGACGGATATAGATGGAAATACTTGTTTAAAGTATCACCTGCTGATGTCATTAAATTTGATTCTACAGAGTTTATTGTTGTTCCAAACAATTGGGCAACAACTACAGATACTGATGTTGCAATTGTAAGAGACGGTGGAAATTCTGATTCCAATAATAATCAGATTAAGACCGTATTTATTGCAGATGCTGGAACATCAGGATATAGTGATGGAACCTATGATATCATAGGTGATGGAACAGGAGGTCAGGTTACTCTAACTACATCTGCAGGTAAAGTTACAGGAGTTACGGTAACTCAAGGTGGAAAGAATTACACTTATGGATCCATTAAAGCTGGTGGTGAAGGAGCAAAGTTAATACCAATCATCCCACCTTCCAAGGGACATGGATATGATATCTACACCGAATTGGGAACTGATAAAGTATTGTTATATGCAAGATTTGATGATTCCACTAAAGATTTTCCCATTGATACAAAATTTGCCCAAGTTGGTCTCATAAAGAATCCAGAAACATTTACTGGAGTAGGGGTAACATTTACTGGAAATACTTTCTCATCACTCTATGCTGTTGGATTAACTAGTTCAATAACAATAAGTGTTGGAACTGAAATTAGTCAAGATCAGGGTGATAATGGTGTTGCAAAAGGATATGTTGCATCCTTTGATACTGAAACTAAAGTATTGAAGTATTATCAGGATAGATCATTATCTTTTGGTAATAAATTTAATCAATCAGAAAGTTCAGGTACTCCTTCTGCTGGTATTGTTACATTCAACAACAGTGCTCCAATTACTTACAGTGGTGGGTCTGGGACAATTGATGATAGTTTGAATGGTAGTGTAATCACCATTAACTCTAAACAGGTTAATTTGGGTGTAACTTTCAATAGTGGACTTGCAAATCCTGAGATAAATAAAAAGACGGGAGATATAATCTATATCGACAACAGACCCGAAGTTCAAAGAGACTCTAGACAAAAAGAAGACGTTAAAATCATTCTGGAATTCTAAAAAAAGATGGCACAAAAAACCGATTTAAATATCAGTCCATATTACGACGATTTTGATAAGGATAAAAACTTTTATAAAGTATTATTCAAACCAGGATATCCAGTTCAGGCTAGAGAACTAACAACTCTTCAGTCCATTTTACAGAATCAGGTAGAGTCTTTCGGTAGTAATATCTTTAAAGAAGGCTCCATGGTTATTCCAGGAGCAGTAACGTATGATAATGATTATTCTGCGGTAAAATTAAATGCCACAAATTTAGGATCGGATATTTCCGTTTATATTAAGAATTTTATTGGAAAAACTATAACCGGTCAAACTTCTGGTGTAAGTGCAACGGTTAAGAACGTAGTCTTCACTAGTGAAAGTGATCTTGTAGATTATATCACAATATATGTAAAATATTCTCAGGCAGGTAATGATTCTGAAACATCAGTATTCCAAGATGGAGAATCACTGATTGCAAGTGAGAATGTAACTTACGGAAGCATCACCATTCCCTCCGGAACTTCATTTGCATCTCTGATTTCTTTGAATGCAACTGCAACAGGTTCGGCAGCGTCTATTGATAATGGTGTATATTTTGTAAGAGGATTCTTTGTCGATGTCTCAAAGCAAACTCTGATATTAGACTATTATTCAAATCTTCCATCTTATAGAGTTGGATTACAAATAAGTGAAACAATAGTCAATGCAAAAGATGATGAATCTTTATATGATAATGCAAAGGGATTTACAAACTTTGCAGCACCAGGTGCTGATAGATTCAAGATTTCATTAACTCTAACCAAAAAGTCACTCACAGACTTTAATGATACCAATTTCATTGAAGTTCTTAGAGTTGATGATGGTGCTATAAAGAAAATCGTTGATAAGACTGTATATAATATTATCAGAGACTACATTGCAGAAAGAACTTACGATGAGTCTGGACATTATACTGTTGATGAGTTTAGATTAAATATTCTTGATTCTCTGAATGATAGACTCGGTAATGATGGTCTATTCTTAGAGAATGAGACTACAGATCAACTCAACACTCCATCTGATGATTTAATGTGTGTTCAGGTATCACCTGGAAAGGCATACGTTGCTGGATATGATGTTGAATTGGTTGCTACAGAAACTATTGACGTTGAAAAACCAAGAGATACTGGAAATGTACCTAGTATTAATGTTCCTTTTGAAATGGGACACCTTCTGAGAGTCAATAATGTTGCTGGCGCACCAGAAGAAGGTGGAGAAATAGAACTTAAAAGTCATTTTAAAGGAGATTCTGCACTTCCCACCCAAGAGAGTGTTATTGGTAAAGCTAGAGTCTATACATTTAATTTAACTGATGCAGCATACTCTGGTGATTCTACATCTTGGGATTTATATCTTTATGACATACAAACATACACTACTGTTGAATTCAATAGAGCAGTAACAACTTCAGAGATTCGTGCAACATCTTATATTCAAGGTAAGAGTAGTGGAGCGAGTGGTTATGTTGTTTTAGCCGCTAACGGAACTGCATTAGAGTTATATCAAACATCAGGAACTTTCGTTGCAGATGAACAGTTGATTGTTAATGGAGTTGACTCTTCATTATCTGTAAAGAGTTTTACTGTTTATGGTATTAGAGATGTTAAATCAGTAGGTCAGACTGGATTGGTTTCAACTGCATTTGCAGCAGATACTGTTTTAAGTAGAAAACAAATTCAAGGAATTACTCAGGCAAACTTTGTAAATTCCACAGGTGTCTTTACAAGTCCAGGAAAACTGTTTACTAACGTCAAAGTTGGTGATGTTATTAAATATCAAGATGGAACTAATCTAAGATATAATAGAGTTACTGAAGTTGGTGGAAACTTAAACACAATAACAGTTGCCGCAATAACCACTGTAACTGGAGTTTTTGTTGGAACTAAAGCATCTGATGGAACTTACAATATTGAACTCGCAGTCCCAGAATTAAGAAATAATGATAATGGATTCCTCTATGCAAATCTTCCAGATTCCAATATCTCATCTGTGGATCTTTCTGGATCTCAGTTATCTGTAACAAGTCAAATCACACCTTTAACCATTACTGGAAATACAGTAACGTTTGATTTGTCCAATGTAACTGGAATTACTAGTGCATCATTTGAAGCATTTGATCAAGAGAGATATTCTGTCCACTATAATGGTGGTGGTATCGGAACAATAACATCAGATTCCTTCACTCTGAGTGGAAATACGGTAACTATTACCGGATTGGATAATGGTTCTAATGCTGTTGTAAATGCAACTCTCAAAAAGAATGGCATTCAAAGTAAGATCAAGGAATATACAAGAAGTGCTTTAAATATTGTAAATCTTTCTAAACTTACTCGTTCCGGTGCAGCAACTAGTAATTCAATCAATGATGGATTAACCTTTAATGAGTATTTTGGTTTGAGAGTTCAGGATAGTCAGATTTCTCTGAATGTACCAGATGTTGCAAAAGTCCTTGCAGTATATGAATCAACCAATACTGCAGATCCTATTTTAGATAGAGTTAAATTCTCTTCAATATCTCAAGTCGATACTGATGCAATTATTGGTGAAGATATTATTGGTTCTAATAGTGGTGCAGTTGCTAGAATTGTTCAAAATTCATCTTCATCGGCAACTCCACCAATCCCCACAAACAATCTTGGTATTGTTTATCTGAATGATCAAACATTTGTTGTTGGGGAGACTGTTACCTTTAAAGAGTCTGGAATTATTTCTAATGTAGAACAAATAACATTAGGTAAGTATAAGAATATTACAAATAACTTTACTCTTGATAAGGGTCAAAGAAATGAATATTATGATTATTCGAGACTGGTTAGAGTTGGATCACAGATTCCAGAAAGAAGACTTCTAATCGTATATGATCACTATACAATTCCAGCATCAGATAATGGTGATGTATTTACTGTTCTTAGTTATGATGCAGATAGATTCTCTGAAGATATTCCAAATATTGGACTTACTCTCAATACAAATTCAACTGGTGTTAGAGCATCTGATACCTTAGACTTTAGACCAAGAGTTTCAAATTTTAGCGGCATCACATCATCACCATTTGCATTTGATAGTAGAGGATTTACTACAAGTTCTATCAAACTTACTTTGAAACCTGGTGAGGGATCTCTGATTTCTTATGATTTCTATCTTCCTAGAATTGATAAGGTTTATCTTGATAAGTTTGGAAGTGTAGTTGTTAGAAAAGGAACTCCTTCCACAAATCCAACTCCACCAGCAAATGAGGATACTGATCTGATGCAACTTGCACAGATTGATCTTCCTGCATATCTGTATAATGTTGATGATGCTGAAGTTAGCATGATCGATAATAGAAGATATACTATGAGAGACATTGGTGATCTTGAAGATAGAGTTGAGAACTTAGAGAGACTTACTTCCTTGAGTTTGCTTGAAATTAATACCGAATCCTTGAGAATTGAGGATGCTGCAGGAAATAATAGATTTAAGAGTGGAATATTTGTAGATGATTTTAATGATAAAACTTTATCAGATGTTGATTTAACAACTGCCAATATCACTGAAGGAGAACTAAGACCATTTGCAGTAAGAAATTCTTTAGAGCAGAGACCAATTCCTGCTGTTGAGATTTCTGAAGATCAGTATGATTTATCTGAAAATTATAATTTGTTAGATCCTAACGTACAAAAGACGGGTAATGTAATTACTTTAAAATATGAGTCAGTTAATTGGTTGGAGCAATCATTTGCAACTCGGGTTGAAAATGTCAATCCATTCCACGTTATTGAATATAATGCTATAGTTGATCTTTCACCCAATACTGATACCTGGGTAAGAACTCTTTGGTTACCACCAAGAACTGTTAGAACAACTACTAATAACATTACTGTTGGTCCTAGCCGTACTGAAGTAACTAGAAGCACAAGAACCGTTATCGTTTCTTCTGGTGAAGAAAAATACATTCGTTCCAGAAACGTTGCATTCTTTGGAAATCTTTTTAGACCTCTTGCAAGACACTATCAATTCCTGGATAGTCATAGTAATGTTAATTTCATTCCAAAACTTGTTGAGATTGCAAATTCAAATACTCTGGCAAATTATGGTTCCTCTAATGGAAGTTTCCAAACAGGAGAAACAGTAAGAGTATACAAAGAAGGTAATACAATAGCAACATTTAGATTGGCATCATCCAATCATAAGACTGGAAAGTTTAATTCTGCAGCAACAACATATACTACCAACCCATATGCAACATCAGAAAATATCCCTTCAGGATATAGCCAATCCTCTAAAACTATAAACATTGACTTAGTTGCACTTACATCAGAGGCACAAGGAAGTTTTAGTGGATACATTGAAAAGGGTGCTAAGATTGTTGGACAGTCAAGTGGTGCGATTGCATATGTTAAGGATTTAAGACTCATTTCTGATGTCAATGGAACAATATATGGATCATTCTTCATTAAGGATCCACATATAACTCCAGCACCAAATCCAAGAATTCTTACTGGAAAGAAAACTTATAGATTGACCAGTAGTGTTACAAATGAAACTCCACTTCCAGGTAGTAAACTAATCTCTGCCGGAGATGCAACGTATACTGCAACTGGCACATGGCAAGAACTGCAGAGAGTAACTACAATAAACACAAATATTGTAAGAAGAGTAGACCCACTTGCACAAACCTTTGTAGTTGGTAGAGATATTGAAGCACCAGACTTCACTGGAGATAGTGATGATGATAATGGAGTAGTTCTGACTGAGTTGGATATATTCCTTGCATCAAAACCTGCAGGAAACGAACCCCTTACTGTTGAGATAAGAACAGTTGAACTTGGAACTCCAACTTTAAATAGAATTGGAGATTCAAAGACCATCTATCCAACAGACTTGCAGGCAGATGGAGTAACACCAGTTCTGCAGACTTCTACAAATGGTCAAACACCAACTCGAATAAAGTTTGATACTCCAATCTTCCTTGCGCCCGGTCAGGAATATGCATTAGTATTACTTGCACCAAATACTGACCAGTATGAGGTTTGGATTGCTCAGATGGGTGAGAAGACTATTGAAACGCAAAGTCTCCCAAATTCTGAGGCAATATTGTATTCTAGACAGTTTGCACTAGGAAGTCTGTTCAAATCACAAAATGGTTCAACTTGGACTCCGGCACAGGAACAAGATCTTAAGTTCAAACTTTATAAAGCAAAGTTTGAGACTACTGGTGGAGTCGCACACTTTGGTAATCCACCTCTTGACTCTAGTAATGGATATGTTCCAAGAATTCAAGAAAATCCAATTACAGTATTACCCAAGAATGTAACACTTGGTATTACAACAATTGCTTCCGGTGATGGATTAACTGGCATCTTAACTTCAGGTAGAAGAATTGCTGGTGCAGGAACAACATTCGGAACAATTGTTTCTACTGGAAGTAGTGTTTCTTCTCTTACTACAACTGCTGCTGGTTTAAACTACACAACAGGAACTAGAACCACAACCAATCTATTTGGTAATGGTAGTGGATTAACCGTTAATGTTTCCAGTGTTGGTACTGGAGGAACTATCACTGGAATATCCGTTGTTAGCGCAGGAACTGGATACAATACCGGTGATGTTGTTCAACTTACAAACGGCAGCAGTCAAACCGGCAGAGATGCTGCAATTACAGTTACTGCTACGGGTAATCTTGACACTTTATATCTCACTAATGTTCAAGGATCCATCCCAACTGGTATTGGAATCAGTTATTATAATGATTCTAACAATGTCGTTGGAACTGGAAGCACACTTGTTCTAACCTCAACCGATGATGGTGGAATTTATTCTGGAAACTATCTGAAAGTTCAGCATTTCAATCATGGAATGTATGCAAATAACAATAAGTTGACATTGACTGATGTTGCTTCAGATTCTGCACCAACAACATTGACTGCACAACTTTCTGTTACTACTGGTTCTTCTGGAGTAATTCAAGTTGAAGATTCCACAATCTTTGAAACTTTTGAAGGTCAACCTGTTAGTGCTACTAATATAGGATATGTCAAGATTGGAGGAGAAATTGTTGGATATAGCACCGCATCTTCAAATCAGTTGACTATTTCCACTAGAGCAGTTGAAGGAATTACTGAAACACATGACATTGGTGATAAGGTAATGAAATATGAGTTCAATGGTATTTCACTTAGAAGAATTAATAATGTAGTTTATGATATTTCCGATACTGGAATTGAAAGCAATTCTTATTATGTTGAAATTGATAGAGGAGCAACATCCACAATAGAAGGAAAGGCAATCGGTCTTAATAGAGCAACAGATGGAGTTTATCCACAAGTATCATTTACAAATGAGTTGATCGGTGGAGGTTCCGAAGTTAAAGCATCTGAAAATATCATGTTCAATAGAATCAATCCTAGATTCCGCATCCTGTCACCTGGAAGACAAACTTCAGTATCTGCTAATGTCAGAACTACAACAGGAACTAGTGTTGATGGTAGTGAGGTGTCCTTTACTTTACCAAATACTGTAGATATTGTAACTCCAAACCAAGAAAACGATTTGGATTCTGTCCGTATAGTTTGCTCCAGAGTAAATGAGTTAAATCAATCAACATTTACTAATGTATCTGGAAAGAGATCTTTCAACTTTGCATTATCACTTAATACAACTAATGAAAATCTTTCACCTATGGTGTTCTTGAATGATTCTACTGTAGAGTTTATTTCTGATAACATCAATAGACCAGTAACAGATTATGTAACTGATTCTTCCACAAATTCTATTGATAATGATCTCCATGAGGCAGTTTATGTTTCCAACACAGTAAGACTTGCTCAACCAGCATCTTCTCTCAAAGTTATATTAACTGCATATAGACCTGATCCTGCAGATATTAGAGTTCTGTATAGTCTGGTTAGAGAAGATTCAAATGAAATTCAACAGGAGTTTGAACTCTTCCCCGGATTTGATAATTTAGAATCGACTTCTGAAGGTTCTCTGAAGGTTGTAAACTCATCTCTAAATAATGGAAAACCTGATGTTAGAGTTCCGGCAAGTGAAAAGGGACAGTATTTGGAGTATGAATTTACTGCAAATGATCTTGAAGACTTTAGTGGATATAGAATTAAGGTTGTAATGTCATCAACGGATCAGGCAAATTACCCAATCATTAGAGACCTTAGAACTCTTGCACTGAAATGAGATTATCCAAAGTTAAAGATCATCCTCATCTCTATCGGGATGAGGATACTGGGGCAATCTTAAGTTATGATACGGTTGGATACAATCAAAGATTGAGTAATATAGAGAGACAAAAGTCTCAGGAACATGAGTTAAATGAAATGAAGAAAGATATTGATGAAATCAAGTCCCTTCTTAAAGAATTCCTTAAAAATAAGTAACTGGAAATTAATATAAATAGCTTTAGGTATATTAGCATCATAAAATAATGGCTGTTTATGTATCCAATATTGTGATCGAACAGGGATATGATTTTGATACATCATTTCAATTGGAAGACACTAGAACCAATTCGCCTTTAAATTTGACTGATGCATCAACAACTGCACAATTGAGAAAACATTATGGAGCATCGACTTCGGTTTCTTTTGCATCTACTATCACTAGTCCAGATCTAGGTATTATTTCAGTTTCGTTGACTGGTACTCAAACTGTTAGTTTAAAACCTGGAAGATATGTGTATGACGTGAAAATTCTGAATGCTGGAAGAGAATACAAAGCTGTAGAAGGTGCAGCACTAGTACGAGGGGGAGTCACCAGGTAATGGCCAATATAAACGATCGGATTGGTTCACAGAACATTATCCGTGTATTATCTAATGCGTCTGCACCACCGACACGATTAGTTAATTTAACTGACGTTGATTCTACAAGAAAGAATGAAGATGGAATGATCCTTGTATGGGATCTTGCCACAGAATCATTCTACATGACGGATACGATCGATTCGTCAAATTTAACAGTTACAGGTATTGTAACATTCTCAAACACCACTGGGGCAGATTCAACTGCAACGGGTGCATTAGTTGTCGATGGTGGTTTGGGAATTGGAAAACAAGTTTATATTGGAGAGACTCTCTCAGTTGCTGGTATTGCAACATTTGGATCTGATTTAGATATTAATGCAGCAGTTGATATTTTAAATGGAGTAACTGCAAACTCCACCTTTAAGTCGGTTGGTATTACCACCTTAGCATCCTCTGGTGGTATTACTACTACTGGTGGTGATCTTTATGTCGGAGGTGACTTATATGTTGCTGATGATATAACACTCGATGAAATTAATTTAAGAAATGCCAATATTACTGGCATTGCTACAGTAGGAACATTAGGTGTTGCTGGACTCACTACTACTCAAAATTTATCTGTAGTTGGTATTTCAACCTTCACTGGTGCTATTGACGCCAATGGATCTTTAGATGTAGATGGGCATACTGAGTTAGATGACGTAAATGTTTCTGGTGCTTCTACATTTACTGGTGCTGCCGATTTTAATGGTGACATTGATGTAGATGGACATACTGAGTTAGATGATCTCAATGTATCAGGTGTTTCTACATTTACTGGTGCTATTGACGCCAATGGATCTTTAGATGTAGATGGGCATACTGAGTTAGATGACGTAAATGTATCAGGTGTCTCCACTTTCACTGGTGCCATTGATGCTAATGGCAATCTTGATGTTGATGGACTCACCGAATTAGATGAATTGAATGTAAGTGGTATTGCCACTATTAATACACTAATAGCAACTCAGTCGGCAACATTACAACACGCAGGATCTACTAAGTTTGTTACAACCGGAACTGGTGTATCCATTTCAAGTGGAACTGGAAGCACTGTAATCCTTGCAGGTCCAGAAAACTTTATTATTGATCCAGCAGGGGTTGGTGATAATACAGGAAGAGTTACCATCCAAGGTGACTTGTTTGTAATGGGATCGGAGACTAGTATTAGTTCTCAGACAATTGAGTTAGCAGACCATAGAGTTGGTATTGCAACTACTGTAGGAACAAATCTTCTCCTCAATGGTGGTGGTATTGGTATTGGTTCTGCCAATATTCTAAAGACAATTGTTTGGAATAACAATTCAACATCACTCAAGTCAAGTGAGAATTGGGACCTTGCTTTAGGTAAAACATATAAGATAAATGGAGTTGATGTTTTATCATCAACTACTTTGGGTAGTGGTGTTACAAATTCATCACTTACAGGTGTAGGAACTCTCACTGGACTTGGAGTAACAGGTAATACAACACTTGAAAATCTGAATGTAACAGGTATTGCAACGATAGGAACTCTTGGAGTTACTGGATTAGCAACTGCATTGAATCTATCAGTATCTGGACTATCAACATTTACTGGTATTTCTACATTTTCAAATAATGTATTCATTGCTGGAACAATGACTGCAGGAGACATTGACGGAGGAACATTCTGATGGCAAAACCAACTACTAGAGAAGAACTAAAAGATTATTGTCTCAGACAACTTGGAGCACCTGTTCTTGAAGTCAATGTTGCTGATGAACAGATTGATGATTTATTAGATGACACGTTGCAATATTTTCAAGAAAGACATTTTGATGGTGTTGCTAGAGTATATTTGAAGCATGAAATAACTCAAGATGATTTGGATAGGGGAAGAGCAACCGGAACATCTGGTGTCGGAATTGCATCGACTTCAGCACAATCTGGACCTGCACCAGTAAGTCCAGTTAACTCAATCTTTGAAGAAACAACTAATTTCTTAGAAATTCCAGATAGTGTAATTGGTATTAATAAAATATTTAAATTTGATACTAGTTCTATATCCGGTGGAATGTTTAGTATCAAATATCAATTGTTCCTCAATGACTTATATTACTTCAATTCGGTTGACTTGTTAACTTATGCAATGACTAAGACTTATCTTGAAGATATTGATCATCTTTTAACAACAGATAAGCAAATAAGATTTAACAAAAGGCAGAATAGATTATACTTAGATATTAATTGGAAATCTCAAAGACCAGATAATTACCTTGTGATTGACTGTTATAGAATTTTAGATCCTAATAAATTTACAAATGTATATAATGATAGTTTTTTAAAAATTTATCTAACTGCACTAATTAAAAAACAGTGGGGACAAAACTTAATCAAATTTAGTGGAGTAAAGCTTCCCGGTGGGATTGAATTGAACGGAAGAGAAATATATAATGATGCAGAGAGAGATTTGGAAAGTATTAAACAACGAATGTCATCTGAGTATGAACTTCCACCTTATGATATGATAGGTTAATTATGAGTTTAAATCCATATTTTCTTCAGGGATCTCCATCCGAACAAAATTTAAT